GGGGCGAGGTCGTCAGTGTCCCGGTTGACGCGGCGTTCGCCGTGCCTGCCAGCGCGCCCGTACCCGTCAGGGTTGCGGTTTGTCCGGCTGTTGCAGCCGCAGTCCCAACGAGTGACAGCGTCGCAATCGTGCTAGACGTGGCGGCGGCTGTACCTGCCAATACGCCCGTACCCGTAAGCGTCGCGCTGCCTGTCGATGTGCCTGTTGCCGAGCCTACAAGCGCCCCTGTTGCGGTCAACGTACCCGACGCGGTAGATGTACCCGCGCTGGTTGACGCAAGCGCACCAGCGCCCGTAAGCGCGCCCGTTTGCCCCGCTGTGGCAGCAACCGTACTCGCCAGCGCGCCCGTGCCTGTGAGGGTAGCCGTTTGTCCGGCGGTGGCGTCCGACTGCCCGGCGATTGCACCCGACGGCGTGCCGATCTGCGGATTGAGCGCCAGCGCCGGGAACGTGGGCCGCGACCAGCGGACGGGCGCATTGGCGACTTCGGTAATCGTGCCTGCTTCGGTTAGTGCGCGATTGTTGCCTGAAACATCCAGCGTGCGTGTTGTTGCGCCTGGAAAGGTCGGATAAAACGCGCGAATTGTGTGCAAATTCGGCGGGAAATAGGCTGCCGCCAGCATTGCGATTTGTACGCGATCCATCGCGTAATCCGCGACAACCATGTCACAGATCGTACAATCCGCGCTGAATACGCCTGTATCGTCGTATCCCCCCAGATGAACAGTTGTTGCACCAGTATCCGCGCTGGTGGCAACGCACTTAAATTGTCCATCGACATAGAGACTGTCTACCCCGCCCGTTCGCGTCCAGGCCAGATGATACCAGCGTCCGAGGGCAGCAGTAACGCCGCTGCTGCCGTCCATCGAATTGTCGCTTGTGAATAGCCATACACGCCCACTATTAACTGCGACCTGTGGCCTGCCGCCACCATAGAGTGTGATAATGGCGCTCCAATCGGCGCGATCCACATCCAGCCGTCCTCGCAGCGCAATTGTGAATGCGCTCGTGCTGGCGATTGTCGTTTTGACATTCGCGGCGGCAGTAGCGTTGGCTAGTCGGTAGGCCATCTATCCACCTACGCGCTCGTGCTGTACACGCCGGAATAGCTGGCGCTGCATCCGGTACTATCGAACGCTACGCCCGTCGTGTTCTGCACCACAATGCCCCATTTGCGCGGCAGAAACAGCCCGCCGAACGCCCCGTAAGGGCTGTACATGAATGAGAACACGCCCTTGTAAGTCAAAGCGCCCGATGTTGGCGTCCAAAGCTGCCCCAATAGCTTGAGATTGGTCGGACTGCGCAGCGTCACCGCCGCGTCTGATCCGGTGCAATTGTCCTGATAATTTGTGCCATCTTCTGACGCATAGGCATACACGTTGATGACCGCCGTATTCGCCGTTGGCGTACCTGTCGCCAGCTTGCACGCAACGTAAATCCACGCATCAAGGTACAGGTTCGTACCGTTGTCAACAGCGGTACATTCACGCACCCCGGCGTTTGCCAGCGAGTTTAGCGTGATAGTAATTGCCGTGCTGGTCGCATAGGCAACCTTATTGCTTGCCATACGCTACGCTCCCAACGCAAAGGCGTTCCATATGCTGCTGACCGAGAACTCAATCTCCGCGTCGGTAGGGTTGGTCGCCGCGAACGACCCGCCGTTGGTAGCAACCGCAATCACAAACAGGTCACGGTACTGCGCCTGACTATTCAAAACCCGATACGCCAGTTGCGAACGGAGCGCGTGCAGCCCCGCCGCGTCCATCGTCGGGAAGCCAGCGGGCAGGGTTAGCCCGGTCAGCGCTTCACTCTGCACGGCAATTGCCACCTTGACGATTGCCATGTGGACGCGCTGCTGAAACGCGGAACTGGCCTGCGCCGCGTTATATTGCGATTGAAAATCTGTGAGTGCCATATATCACCTCATCAGTCCAGCGTACAAACGAGCGCGCCGATAGCGAACGACGGCGTGACGCCGTTACTCACGTCAAGGTTGGATGTCAGCGCGCCACTGTAGATAATCTTCGATGTGCTGCTGCTTGCTACGCCGAGCGAAAAGTGCGTGATGGTGATGGTCGACCCACCAGTACAGGCCGGGAAATTGATCGCCGCTGCGTTTGCCGCCTGCGTGGGCGCTGTGCCGCTGATTGTCCAGCCGCCGCTTGACCGCGCAACCGCAACCCGCGCATAGCTGGTGTACGTCGCCTCGCTGGTTGTCTGATCGCCCGTTTCGCCCGGATCGGCGGTGTGCAGCGCGACGTAAAACGACCCGGCGGTTGTGCTGCCGCGCAAGCCCGTTGCGTCGCCTACAAGGGCGTCATTGGTGTTGTTGAACAGCAGCAGAAGCAGGTCGGACTCAGTTGTATTGCTCATTGACATGGTGGGTAAGCTCTCCTATCGTTTCGATTGCTGATATGCTTGCAACGCGGCTTCTAACCTGTCGATGCGCCGCTTTTGGATAAACAGGTACTTGACCATGTGCTTCATGCCCGTGCGCGCGCTGGCGAGATCGGTTACGTTCGCGTCAATCCAGGCCAGCGCTTGTGTCACGGTCAGGTTTTCCAGCGGGTTAGCGCCCGCCTGCGTTTGCGCGGTACGGATCGCGTCTCCGGTATTGGTGGTGATCTGAATGGGCATTACACGGCCTCCACTGTGAGTACATCGGTTGATCGGTTCGCCGGGTTTTTGACACTAATCGTAATCGTTGCCGGGTCAAGTGCGGTCAACGTATCGCTGCCGACGCCGTTCGTGAGCGCGATAGGCCAGTCTACGCCGTTGACCGACAGCACAACCGCCGCCGCGCCCGCTTTCGGCGCGCGCACCGTGACCGTTGCCGCGTCCGTACCGTTGGCGAGGATGGTCGTTTTATCCGCGCTAAGGGATACCGGGTCATGCGCGGCGGCAATCGCGGCGGCGCTGTCAAGGTCGGCCTGTACCGCGCTATCGTCCAGCCAGATGGAGATGTCGCGCCCCGTCCCGTAGGTTGACAGGCCGAAAAATGTGCTACCGAGCGCGGCCTTGAGTGCCGCGTGGAGGGCGCTTTCCTGCCATGCCGTGAGGGTTGCGTTAAACTCTTGCATCAGCCAATCTCCATTACACTGAAGGTTGGGATCGTATCCTCCGTCGAGACACCATTGCCGGAATACAAGACAATCGTTCCTGACAGCGTGCGCCAGACGGGTTTAAAGGTATGGCTACCTGATGACAGCCCGGTTTTGATCGCCGCCAGACATACCGGAATCTTGTGCGTGTTTGTCCCGGCCTGAATGGTTATCAGACCGTCCGCCCCGGCTGCCCCGATCCGTGTGCCATCGACAGTAATATCAAACGCGGCTTGAATAGATGCGGCGGCCATAATCGACACGCCCGTGAACAGGATTAGCGCCTTACCGGATATGATATTGGCTGTAATGGCAAGGTTTGTGCCGTCGATGTCGGCAAACGTTCCCGATGTGCTGGTGTACGTCGCGCCGTTGTCACGCACTACGGTACTACCGCCACGTCCGCTGAATACATAGCTGAGATTGTCGCGTACATGTGTGTTGAAGATCGCCGCAGTCGGCACTTCGCTTGCTACCCATGTACGCGGCGTTGTCCATGCCATATCACACTCCTAACCTTGTTGTCGTGCCGAGTACGCCGTAAGTAGCGTCCTCTGAAATCCAGTAGGTCACATCGTCTAGACGTTTGATAAAGAATGTAATTTCGCCCGGTGCGCGCGGCGTGAGATTGCCAACCGCAATGCCAGTAATCATGTACTTTTGAGAGGTCACAGCGGATTGATAATCGGTCAACACGAGGATGTTGCCAATCTCAAGGCTGTACAGTTTCGTCGCGCCAATGAGGTTTTGCCCGCCGAAGCTGATCGCGTTAATCCTGAACGCCGGGTCTTTGTAACGACCTAGTGTGTATTCCGCTAACGCCTGTGCATATTGTACGGTACTGGCAAGCGGCAATTTGACCGAAATCACCCGCTTGCCATAGGCGTCCTGCGAAGTCGCATCCTCAACCGCAAATACCTGTGGATCATAAGTCACAACTGCTACGCCGCGCACCTGTAACCGGGTGATAAACAGTGGCCCTAGCGCGTTATTGGTTATGGTGATTTCAATATTCGCACCGTTGACTACGTAGCTAAATGTACAATTGGCGGCTGTGGTGTAATCAAATCCTGATCCATCTGCCAAATCGTTAATCATATAATCTGTGTTGGCGACTAATGGCAGCACCAACGATGTTGCCCCGCATGGCTTCCCGGTTGTCGCATCCGTAAACGGCAGTTTGACCGTCGTGCTACCGCCGCCGGACAGCACCACCGTGCCATTCCAGCGCGCCGTGCCGGATTGTCCGGGTACGGTTATTGCCGCCTTACTTTCGGCTACAACAGCAGACGCCAATTGCGCGCGCGGGCGCGCTTCAACTTCAACGCGGTTCGCTATTTGTTCCTGATCCATCACCGCATCAAAATCAGTATGCTCACTGTTGACCGTGAGCGAACTAGCAACGGTCGGCTGCTTGAATAAATAGTTACGCGCCTTGAATGTGACCGTGCCATCCCGCGCAATCCAGAACAATCCTTGTTCGCTATCGACAACATCCTGAATAGCTGATACGCCGTTAGTGTCGTTGCTGTTCCATTTATCCGCCGCGATGGTGAACGTCTCGTCACCCGCTTCATACGAGCTAGGCGTGTAGTCAACGCCGCCCGTCATGGCAGCGCCGGAAAGGGTCAAATTTGCGCCGGATTTGGCAAGGGCATAGTTCCCTACCGCGCCCCGGATTGCCGCCGTAAACGTGACCACGTTGGAGGCTACCGACGCGGTGACAATTCCGATCCGCGTCGTGACCGATCCGTAGGTCGTACCCGCGCCGTCCGCCAGATTGATCGCCGCCGCAAGATTGTTGCACGTATCGGTGTTCGCGCTGCCTATCTTGACTTCGTTCGCCGCGCCCGTAAGCGTGGTCTTGAATGTGTACACCGTCGTGTTAATCGTCACGGTGTCATTGTTCGCCGCGTTGCCCGCCGCGATGGTTAGTGTCCCGGTAGCAACTGCCGACTTCATGGCGGTGTTGACCACGTGCTTGAGGAGCGTGCTGGCGCTGACATTCTCTTGCAGGGGTATGGCGATCATCTCGTCTTGCAGCCGCGCCATGATGTCCACACATTCAATCGTGGCTTCACGCGCCTTGTACTGCCCCGCCGTGACCTTGATTTGCCGCGTGTAGCCCGTCCAGATGGTGTACGTCGAGCCGCTTTGCGTGACCGTGACCTTGACGGGCTTCCCGCCCACGAGGTTGCCGTAGTAGGGGCTGCTACTGTACAGCGGGGAGAAGCGCCGATCCGCGTTGTTGAGTGTGAGCGTACACGTCCCGGTGAATGCCATGTTCTCGTCAGGGCGCGTGATACCGAGTGTACAGGATACGCTTTTCGTGTACGCGGTAATGTTATCAATGCCCTGCGAGAAGTCCGGCGATCCGCTGCCCGAATATCCCCAGTCAATATAGACAGCGTAGGTGACATTTACGGCGTTAGGCATTGCGGCGGTTCGCCTCCCGACGGATAGCGTCGTACATCTCAGCGGGGTTGGTTACGCCATAAACGTTCACGCTTTGGATGCTAATCGCCCCGCCGCCGCCATCCCCGCCGCGCATCACAAGCGCCCCTTGCGACGGTACAACGTACTCGTTTTTGTGAACGTAACCCGCCACCTGATTAGACGGGCCACTCCCCGTATAACCGCCGCTGGCATAGCCTTTGCCGCCGCCGCCACCAACGCCCGGTATAGCCCCCATCGCGCCCGTTGCGCGCGCTGCAGCGCCCGCGATACCTTCCAGCGTCATCAGCAGTTGGCGGAATACGCCGACCACTGGTTGCCATGCGGATACAATCGTTGGCGCGGCGCTGGTCGATACCGCCTGGAATTCCAGCACGGCGGGCGTACCTGATCCGCTGATACTGACGATGCTCCCCACCAGCCCGTCAATCACGCCCTGCATACCCGTTGCCGCCGCCGCAATCGTGCCGCCCGCGCCGAAGATTTGCTGCCAACTATCCTGAAACGGCTGGAGCGCCACCATCACCGCGCCGTCTGCGCCGAACGTGGTCGCCAGCGCGCCGCTTACCACTGTGCCAAGATTGGTCACGGCGGCGGTAATGTCTGCGCCGCTGAACATGGCGGCTAATTTCGCGGATAGCCCGGTGACGTTGACCTGTACGCTGTCCAGAGCGGATTGGATAGCCGCGCCTAAGCGGTAGCCGTGCTGATCCATAATGGCTTCGAAGCCTTCGATGTAAGCATAGGCCGCGCCTTCGCCGCCGGATTTATCGCCGCCCGCAGTGCCGGATGTACCGCCACTGGCGATGCGCTGCTGCTTGCCAGTGGCAAGAACCTTATCCAGCCCCTTCGTTTGTCCCGGCACTTTTGGCGGTTGCGCCTGCGTACCGTCGGCGTTCAGCACGGGTCTTGATGGATCGTAATTGGGATTGGCCGTCGTGTTGCCCGGCTCTTTCGGGATGGGCGCGCCCGCGCCTGTACCCGTAATCGCGCCCGCAATCGCCGCGCCGATTTCATCTATTTTGGCCTTGATGCCGCTTAACACTTTGCCCAATTCGGCGTTGATTGCATCAATTAGCTTCTGACCTAGCCCGGTGATTTTGCTAACAATGCCGTCAACAAATTCGCTGAACTTCTGTTTGCCCGTATCGATTAACTCTTGAATTTTCGCGGGGAGGTTTTTAATAGCTTCATCAAGTTTTTTGCCGAGCGTAGTCAGGATTGTCCCTAATTGTTCCGGCACTTTATCCCACGACTTTAGCCCGGCTTGCACATCAATCCCGAACAGCCCGCCTAACTTAGTTGCAATGCCCTCAGGGATTTTAAGCGCGCCCTCGCCTAATTTTAGCAGCCCGTCGCCTATCCCCTTGAGTGCGCCGCTAATGTCGCCATTGCCCGCCGCCGCCAGCGCATTGATGAAATCTTTAAGCGCAGTACCGAGCGGCCCCAACGCCTTACCTATCCCGTCTAGCGCGCCGAGTATTGCCGTACCGACTACTGCCGCCAGCCCCGCCAGCGCGCCGCCGATGATGGTGAGCAACTTCGCTACGCCGGAGAAATCCGCGCCTTGCAAATTTGCAATGAAGTCTTTAATCCCCGTGCCGAGCGATGACAAGGTACTGGTAATCATGCCGCCAACTTTATCAAGAACGGGCTGCACCTTTGCCGCAAACGTCGATAATGCGCTGCCAATGTCGGCAAATAGCTGTTTAGGTTTAGCAAAATCGTTGGCGGTCATGCTGCCAACAAACGCCGCAATGCCGTCCGCAATCGGTTTTAGTTTGCCGCTAATATCAGTCACTAAGCCATTTATTTGCGTGACAAATCCGCTAATCGCATTGCCAATATCGGCGATCAACTGGCGCGGCTTCTCAAAATCATTCTTGGATATGTCCGCAATGAAGTTGGCAATGCCGTCTGTGATAGGCTTGAGTTTCGCGTCAACGTTCGCATTTTTTAAGGATACAGACAGTAAATTACTCAGTCGCGTCCCTAAATCCAGCACGCCCTTGAGGATATTGCGCGCAAGGTTCTCGCCAAACGTGGCGGCGGCGTTGATCAGCCCCGTCCCAATGCCGATGAGGTCAATCTTGGCGAGTTCGGCGGCAATGGTTTTCTTGAGTTCCTCAAACGCCGGAGTAATTTTCTCCGCCAGACTTTTGCCGGGAATTTTGATCTTATCGACAATGGAGTCGCCTTGGATGACCCGCGCAGGTTCTTCTGCAATGGAACTAAAGAACTTGTCAAACGCGCCCTTGATATTGCCGATGGCGGCTTGCAGCGGCGCAGTCACGCGGTTTACCTCATCGAGCAGGGGTTTGAATACGCCCGCGATCTTGCTAATGCCGTCGGTGATCAGCGGGGCGAACTGCCCCACTGTTGTCGCCGCGTTGTTCAAAAAGGTAAACAGTCCGTTCAATGCGGGCAACACGACAGAGCCAATCGCCAGCGCCGCGCCTTCCAACGTGTGCTTGAACGTTTCAAATTGCGCAGACACGCTTTTAAGCTGAATTTCACGCGCCGCGTCCGTCGCGCCAGCCAGCCCGTCCTTAAAATCCTTTTCAAATTCGGCAAAGTCACCGCCTGTGAGCGCAACAAACGCCCGCAACGCTTCTACCGAACCGAGTGCCTCTGCCATTTTCTGCGAACTGCCGCCCGCCGCTTCCTTAAGTTTGTTCAGCGCCCCCACCAGTCCATAGGTTTTGATAAGCCACTCAGCGGTAACTTTCTGCGCTGAACCGCTGGCAGTAACCCACTGTTTGACGGATTGACCGCCGGACATGACTTTATTTTGCAGCGCCGTAACTTCGGCTTGTTTTTTGCTGATATTGTAATTGTCAAGCGCATCCTTGTTTTTCTTGCCTTGCATACGCGCAAGTTGCGCCTGCGACTTGGCAAGCGCGTCGTTAGCCTTGGCCATTTCCGCGCCGCTCATTTTGGTGGTTGTCACCCATTTGCCCTGCGCGCTCGTCGCATTGGTTTGCGACACATTGACCTTTTTCAGCAGGTCGTTCATCTGCGCATTGGGTTTCAACAGCGCGGTCATGGCGGCCTGCGCCTGTGTACCCGCTTGCGCGGCAGTAGAGCCTTTAGTCGTCATGAAGGCCATTGCCGCGCCTAAATCATCAAACTTAATTCCCAAACTTGCGGCAAGCCCGGCAATGGGCGACATTGCCGCCACAAACTGATCCATCGACCCGACGCCTTTAGCGACGGTTTGGGTTAACACATCGCTGGCAAATGCCGCTTGAGTAGCGCTGAACTTATACGAGTTCATCACGCTAATCAAGCCCTGCGTGGTCGCCTTGAGGTTTGCTGCCCCCGCTTCTGCGGTTTTGTTAGCGGCCTCAAGGATTGCCATGTGGACGCTTGCATCAGCCACACCGCCCACGATGTCATACATCGCATCGGCTAATTCCATTGGCCCGGCAACCGCCGAACGCATATTCAGAATTTGCTTCTGAATGGATGTGGTACTGCGTTTCGTCACAGACTCAATGTTGCGAAACGCTTTGTCCCAATCAACCGCCGCGCCAACGGTAGACTTTGCCAGCCCTACCGCCGCGTCAATGGCAACGTCAATCGCTTTCGTGGCAACGCTCATCGCCGCGCCCGCAGATGCACCAAAGCCTTTCAAGCCCTTCTGCGCGCCGGATAACCCATCCTCAAATCTGCGGGTATCAGCGGTGATGACCGCTTGCAATGTTGCGACTGTATCTGCCATTCGCTACCCTTTACTCTGCGCTTTCGCATCGCCTGCCCACACGCTTGTCATGGCGGCGATTGTCTCAAATGGTAGGCTGTCGATATATTCGAGCGACCAGCCCGTTCGCTCGACGATGTGAACCTTGTTGATAAACCACACTTCCTGCGTCGTCAACGAATGGCTAAAGCCCATCTTGGCAATCAGCCATGCGTGTTCCTTGTACCTATTGAAACGCCTTCTCGACGGCGAGATTAAACGCCTTAATCCCTTCCGCCCACATCATGAACGGGATGCGCGCCCGATCCTCCGCCGCGTCTATGTTGACCGCGCCGAGCGGCGTTGACACGATGGTTTTGCCTATCCACACGATGCGATCTTTCGTGTTCTCAGTCGATGAAAACTGGATGTAGTCCTCAAGCGTCCACTTGTTGAGATCGAACTTCCATTCGCCGTTCTTTTCCGCCATTCATACCTCCATAGAAGGGGGCGGTTGCCCGCCCCGCGAACGAAACTACCAAGCTGAACCGTGATCCAGCACCCACGACCCGCTGCCCAGGAATTCGACTTCAAACAGCGCCGCCGCGTCAAACGCATACTCAATCTTCTGCGATGTGACGACTGCCGCGATCTGGTACTTCGGTTTCCCGGTTGCCGTGCCTTGCGGCCCGAAGGTAATCGTGCCGCTGGTATTCGGCTTCAACTGCGCCGCCAGCGCCGTACCCGCCGCTGCCGCCGTGCCTGCGTCGTAGTACGCATAGCTGAATTTGTTGTCCGTCACCGTCGGCAGGTACGCCTTCTGCGTATCCGACCCGGCGGTCACTTCTACCGTGTCAACGGTACGCTCCGTGCCAAACATCGTCTGATTGCCACTCAGCACGAACGTCCCGCCCGATGTAATCCATGTCCCGTACCACGAACTCCCCACATACTGACCTGCTGAAGCCATGTCTGTCTCTCCTAACTCGTTGCTTCTGCCCTTATCCTATAGAAGCCCCCGCGTCTCCAATACTGTTTACCTGCTACGTTGTCCACCTGCGCAAAAAGGTCATCTTTTCGGCATGAGTAATTTGAGTACCCCGTTATCGTCAACTCAACGCCGTGCAACGCATCATCGATATAGCCCGCCCCCGTGCGCGCCGTACCTTTGACCGTGCTGATGAACTCCACGCGGTAAACCAAATTCAGGGAGCGGCGCGGGTGTGTGTTATCGTCACCGCCGCCGCTGTACTGGTAGATGACATAGTTGTCCGTCGTGCTGGCGGGCGCTTGCGCCTCGTACACCGCGCCCGCGCACAGCGTATTCAAATTGCTGTTGCCCGTGAGCTTGCTATACAGCGCCGTTTCAATGAGCGTTTCTATGGCTGCCATTAGACCTTCACCACCAACTTAAACGTGCCTGCGAACTTGCGTGCAATCCGTTCGGCGGCAGGCCGGAAATAAGGTCTAGCGGCCATACGCGCCGTGCCATGCTCCAGAAACGCGGCGTATTCCGTACCTGCCGCCACAATCCAATACCTATCGCGCTGTTTCCTGGCTTGAATACTGTTCTTCAACGTTCCTGTTAAAATCCCCGGCGGTTCGCCCGGCGCGCTCGGTGACTGCGTGAAATGGTCTTTAATGTCGCCTTCCAACGTGAACGCCACCTCGCCACACGCACGATCCGCCCGCGCGCCCGCCTCGTGCGCCAGCATGTCCAGCTTTGCCGTGTCCAGCTTAATCGATACGCCCATCAGTAAGCCCCTGCGATCTTCTGCAATTCCGCTACCGCGTCGTCAATATCAATGGACGGTCTAATCAACGCCTTCATTGCCTCATAATCGTCCGCTGGCGTAGGCAGGTCGGCGGGTTGTTCTAGCAACGCATGAATAGCCTTGAGTTCGTCTAAAATCGCTTCTAACAGTTCGGTTTTGGTCATGGCTAATCAATCCTTGCGACTAAAGCCCGGCGCGATACGTTCCAGCTATGAACATCGGACATCTGCACAACTTCATACGTTTTACTGTTAATCACAATCCGCCTGTTGACCGCCAGCGGCGCGTCGTATTCGGTTGTGAGTTGCCAATCGACCCGCAACCCTTCCCGCGCCTGCGCCGTCTGGATGTTGTCGCTGCGGCTTGTAATGGGGTCAAGCCGACACAGCACCGTGCCGCCTGTGACGGCTGCCCATGATTCCGTCCAGCCGCCCGCATTGTCCGGCGTGGCGGTCATCGCCTGGATAACGCCGGTATCGGGCAGCGGCACTTGCGCCCGCATCCGCGCCAGTTGTGCGTCGCTAATCGTTAGGCGTGGCATTAAAAGTTCTCATCTTCCCTTACAAGCCAACCCGTCTGAACACCGCCTTGAGATTCAAAGTAATTTGCCATTTCAAGGCAATGAGCGTGTTCTTGACTTGCCGAAACCCGATGATTATCGCTCTGCCAGTCCACAGACTGATACGCCATCGCCGCCTTACGCCGCCACACGTTCGCCGCCGCGCGGTTGAGCGCATACGCCCGCGCATCCAGGTACAGCGCCGAGCCGCCCGTCGTGCTGGCGAACGTCACACGCCGCGCATCGTAGTTGACCGTGTACAGCGCCGTGCCGATACTGTTGCCGACGCTGTCCTTGACCGCCCAACCGCTGCCTGTTGCGTTCTGCTCGATGTACTTGCCAATCCGTTCAGGAATGAGGTAATCGAAGTATTGCAACGTGCCGCTGTTGTTGACGGGCAAGGCCTCCAGCGCTACCGCCCGGTAGTACGTCTGATAGCGGTCAAGCTCGCTTTGCAAATGGTCGTCCGACCAATACGTTTCACCCGCTACCGTCGTGTCGTCGCTCCCGGCGTTCGTGGCAACCCGCAACTGCTGAATGAGGTCAGCCATGCCTACACGCGCCATGTCACAACGCCTTCCGGTAAGCGTCCCATATACCGGGATGCTGTTTTTGCAACCAGTTTTCCGCGTGCTGTTCGGCTTCTTCACGGGTTGCGTATCGGGTTAAATCATTCAGATGTTCACCGTAAACGGCAATGCCCCACATCCAAGTGCCGTCATCTTCACGACTGAGCCACAACTGTCCATCGGGCAGTTCAATCCGGTACGAGCCACTCCGTAAATGCTGCTGATCTTCCCAATGTAGCGCCATGTCACCACACCTTCCCGCTCATCGCGTCCACACACGCCGTTTCCCACAGTTCGCACATCTTGTCAGCGCTGCGCTCCGCCGCTACCCATTCACGACAGCGCGCCGGTTTCAATGCCGCAAGACCGTCCTTTGCCGCGTCCACTAATTGATCAACGGTAGGGCGCGCAAACCCGGTAATCCCGTCTGCGATAAACTCATCGGCAACCAACCCTAATGACGGTGTGCCACACGCCGCGCCTTCAAGGAATGACATCGTAGGCACAGCGCTCACAATTGCCGTTGCCCGACCTAGCACGCGGTAGAAGCGCGGCGGCTCAATCGCGCCCGGCTGCGGACAGGGGAAGTCTAACGGCCCGCCGCTGCCAACCATCCATAGCGTTCGGTCTAGCTTTTGTGCGACGGCATAGGCGAGGTCGGGGCGTTTCCATCCGGCGGATAGCAATCCTGCGAATAGCAGGTGTTCGCCGCGCTTGCCGCCGTTGAAAGGATAGTCATCAATTGTGAGGCCTTCAAAGATGACACGTCCCATCGGGTCGTTGCGCTGTTTTGCGTGGGCAGAAGTACCGTATACTCGGTTGCGCGGGGCTTGCCCCTCCATGTCGCAGATTTTACAGACAATGGGCCAATCGCCCGCCAGATGCGCCAGTCGGAAGAAATGCGTGCTGTCGATATACACATCGTAGGTTCTGCCCTTGCGATACAGTTCGTCGGCCCGTTCGTTTTCGTCGCTGTGGATATGCACGGTGCAGCCGTCAACCCTGCTACCCGCGCCGCCGTAGACCGTGACCTTATGCCCGCGCTTGACCAGCCCCGCCGCGATGCGCGCCGCGCTGCGTCCGAGGCCGTGACCGGCGTAGGAGATGTCGGTTGGCAGGCGAGTATCGGATAGGACAGCGATGTTCATTCCCAAATCCTGTGTTGTTTCTCCCATGCGCGTTTCTTGCATCGTGTTGAGCAATAGACCCGTTTACCCTGTTTACCGTTGCGTTGAAATGTACTGCCGCATTGCGGACAAAAACAGGTCACTATAATCGCCGCTTTGGTGGCATTGCGCCGGGCGCTGGCGAGTGAAGGATTATCGACAATCGCGCCATGCGCCGCGCGGTGGGCTTTCGCTCGGCAAACATCACAACAAAACCGGGATTTTGATGTATGCGGCTGATAATTCCGATGACACCAATCGCATTTACGGGTAGTCATACGCTCACCCCCACGATACCGTTTTCCTTGCGCCATTGGCGGCGCTGGCGGCGCGATAGACCGGGCGGCGGTACTTGTGCCGCGAGTGCGGGCTGCGCCGCTTGCGCGGGCTTCTGGACGGCTTCTAGCCCTAAATCCAGCGCAATGTCGTCTAGCAACGGCAACCACATTTCGTTTACTACGCGGTCACTGTCATAGCCGAGCGCGAACGCCCGCGCTTGCTGGCGCAGGCCGATGTTGTCACGCGATTGGTACGCTTTTTCGTAGCAATCGATAATGCTGTCTACCGACGGGATAACCTGATAGCTGCTTTGCGCCGTGTAGATTTTGGTGGCGTAATCGACCAGCCATCCCGCGCCGCGCAGTTCCGGCATACTGCTGAAGTTCGTGACGATCACCGGGCAACCTGCAGCCTGCGATTCAACGATGGCAATCCCAAACCCCTCCGCCATTGCCGCGTTACTCAGCACGTCGGCGCTGTTGTACGCATCATTGAGGTATTCCTGTGAAATCATGCCCCGGCTGTACTTGTAAGGCGAAGGCGTCGTAATCGCCTCTTTCGGGATACCACTCAGCATGAGCAGCGTGTTCAAATCCTCGCCATACACGCCCGTCATATCAGTATGCAGATACAACACCGCGTCGGGATGCCGATCCCGCAAAACTTTGAACGCGCGTACCTGGGTATCAAACGATTTGCGGCTGAACGCGCCCTTGTTTGCCGCGTTGATCATCACAATGAAGCTGTCAGGACGGAAGCCCATTCGCATACGCGCCTGCATACGGTCAATGGGCTTAAACGTCTGTGTATTGACGGAAATCGGGATGTACTGCGAACGCACCCCGGCGGCTTTTAGCACGTCACGCCCCCACTTGCTGTACACAATGGGAACGTGCGCGGCTTCTAGCACGTTCCGTACCGCAGGCGGGACAGGATCATGATCCACCGGAAACCAAGGACACCAGCGGACGCGCTGCACAATATCCTTGCGCAACACCCACACATCCATATTGCTGATCAGGATGTCCCACTGATAGAACTCGCTGTCCGGCACGATCACATCATTCCCGTAGTGTTCAGCGCCAACGGGCAGGAAAAGCATCCCGTTCGATTTGAGCGGCGCGCCTTGCAAGCCAAAGAAACACAGGCACGTCATATCGTGACCCGCGTCCTTTAAGCGCCAAACAACCTCATTGGTTGATGTGCCATAGCCCGTACCGCACCAGGGCGCGTTCGACAAAATCCCGATCTTCACCGTCTACACTCCATGCAGATATTCGACCACCAACACACCGCGCGTCGGATCGCTGCTGTTGGTTTCGGTCTTGCGCAGCACGAGCCATTCGCCCGCTGCCAGTTTCGGGTAGGACAGCGTGAAGGCTTTCGGCGTGGCAGCCGCAAACAAATCAGCCGTACCGCCAATCGCCGCCGCTACCGTACCCGCTGCGCCGGACTTAATCGCCGTGCCAGATGTGCCGTGATTTTCCAACTGGTAGGCCTGCGCCGTACCCGCGTTGGTGGCGGCCTGCAAGACGACATACGCATTCAGGATGGTGATCGCCCCGCCCATGCCAGCGGCGGGCGCTTTCATGACATGCCCGATCACGTCGTTCCCCTGCCAACCGGTTGCCGTGTCAGGAAGGGGATAGGTCACAACGTTCACATTCAACAGTTCGCTCATGTTATCCCCCTTAGCTCGGCATCGTCGCAAGGCCGACCAACTGCACACCCATCATAGGACGCCAAACGCCGTGTGCGTAGCGAACGTTAGCGTTGAGTTCCCAACCGCCGCGCGAAGCGTCGCGTTGTGGCTCAATGGTGAATGGATCGCGCTCATCGTAGGCAATTGCCATCGAGTTATACAGCGCGCCCGTCGCGTTGCTTGACGAAACGGTGATATTGCTGGTGACAACGAACGTCACGTCACCGAGGATGCTGGTTACGAAGTAATTCTGGATCATCCTGTCTTGAAAGGCCGGAGCCATGACGAAATTCGCGCCGTTGGCAACCGCGCCTTCAAACACGCGCTGCCACTGGTACGGGTGCAGAACACACCAATACGGGCCGGGAACGTTGCCCGCGCGCAGCGTGGCAACAGCCCGCGAAACGCTGGTAAGCGTAATCGTGCCGCCCGTCGTGCCGATTGTGCCGCCGGTCAACGAAGCAAAGTTGCTCACAAGGTCGGTATCAACCTTCTGCGCAAACGCCGAACCGAGCAACAGCGCCGCGTCCGCGCGGGC